CACCTGACGGATAGGTTGCGTCCATCGCCTTACGAGTCTTGTTGGATGCGGCCTGAAGGTCGGTCTGACTTGCTGCAAAGGCGGTGGTTGAGTCACCAACGCCAATATAGGCATTCGCGTTGTTGAAAAAGGTAACGGATGCACCGATTCCCGCCTGTACCAAATGATTTCGTCCTGCGTCTGTGATTGGCATTATGCCACCCCCTCTACGGTTTCATTAGGGAATAGAACGCCAATATCTTTGCCGACTATATCACTATTCTCTACCGGCCCCACTACTTCGCCATTTTCAACGACTTCATGAGACACTACGAATCCGTTGTGGATGGTGACTCGCTCAACTTCATCGTCAGGATGGGTAGAATCGCCGTCAAACTTACTCAAAACAACTAATTCATCGACTTTGACTTCGGGTGTGTCTGAATTTCCCATGCCTTGATTATATCCTTAGAATGCTCTCAATTCAAAATCAAGAGTAGAATTCTTGCAATTCCTTAGGAAAGGCCTGACGGAAATTGTTAGGCTCGGTCTCCAATGCATCCTGTGCCTGTGCGGCAGTCATGATTGCGTATGGACGGTCCTGAGTGAACTTAAACCTCTTGTGTTCGAAGTATGGGTTCTTACCCACAAACTTCACAAGATACTTCTGTTCGTCAGTGAACGTTGGCTGCTCGGCAGCGGCAACGGCTGG